CGGCTTCGCCGCCGCGTCAGAAGGCTCGCTTCGCTCGCCCGGGTTAGTGCACACGTGACTAAATTAAACCCGGGCCCAGTCCGCGGCAGGCAGACGCCACGTCCTAAAGCAGACGACGGCTTCGCCGCCGCACAGAGAGTTCGTGGGAACGCTACGTCCTAAAGTCGGGATGGCGTGACTGCAACCCTAAAGCCGGCTTCGCCGGCAAACCTAAAGCGTCACTTCTTCGCGATCTTTCTTCGCGATCTTTCTTCCAGCGTCACTTCTTCCATATTTAAGCGACCTTTCTTCCACCTTCCTTCACACGAAGGTACGTACAGGACGCGGCCTTTGACTATATAATGTATTCTTCTTTCAATTTATTATAATTAATTTATTTCTATGAACGCTATCGCGCGATCATTTTGTTTCACTCTCAATGCAGACCGCGACTTTCTTATCGATGTCTGGTGTACAATACGCCATCGACTGGTCAGCGGGGAAGTCGACACAGTCAACCAATTCATCGCCAACTTCGAAACAGCTCCCACCACTGGACAGCACCACATCCAAGGGCACATCGACTGCAACGTGGCGACCCGCCCGACAGCTATCGTGGGATTATTTCCCGAGCTGGGCGGAGCACATTGGGAGCCTGTCAACAACCTCGAAGCCAGCAGAGAGTACTGCAGGAAAGAAGAGACAGCATGGGACCATGCTGAGTGGATTAAGCAGGGCTACACCCCGAAAGGAGCAGCCCGTGCCCGTGATGGGCCGAAACCCATCGACACCATGTACGAGCGTCTGGCAGACATGGTTGCAGCAGGGAAGACCTGGAACCAGATCCAGAACAGCCTCGTCAAAGACAATCCAAGAGTCTTCGGAGCCAACAGCAAACAGCTCCAGGCTGCCTACGTCGCCTTCAAAGCTGTCCCAGACGAGGAGTCAGAAATAAACCTGCGGCCATGGCAGAAAGCAGTTGTGGAGCTAACAGCGGCCACGCCAGACGGGAGAACTGTGAACTGGATCTACGATCCGGTGGGTAATGTAGGGAAATCTTTTCTCTGCAAATACCTTGTCACAAACCACGGGGCAATCATGCTCGACGGGAGGGTGCAGGACATGGCATATGCATACCAGGGACAGCGCATAGTCTGCATCGACATTGCCAGAGCTCAGTCAGAAAACATGGACCACCTGCACGTCTTCGCCGAGAAGGTGGCGAGTGGCAATCTGTTCAGCAGCAAGTACGAGGCATGCAATAAGGTATTCGACCCTCCTCATGTGTTCATCTTTGCTAACGTCCACCACCATGCGGACAAGTGGACGGATGGGAGGTGCAAGGAATTTGATGTGCAGGCTTTCATTAACAGGGATAGGGCGGCTGATCTAGTTAACATAGCTATGAGGTTCATGTAGTTTGTTTGTCTGTTTGATTACATCACGGCATTGACCAAACTGTTTTTAATAATTGAAGTTGAATCGTCCCATAATGTAAAAAATAAAACCGGTGTTTCTAAACACCTCTAATCATTAATCATGCATTGCCACGGAATGAGATGTGTGCAGTGGCGAAGATGTCATATCTGACCTTGAAATTGGAGTTAACCATGCCAGGAGCCTGAATAAAGCAATGAACACCAGTGAATGTTTCCTGCTGAGAAACATTACACTTCAGCCAAGGACAGAAATTAGCTTTGCCAGACAAGCCTCCGCCATAAACTTGAGAAGCGACCTTCGGCTTGAAGTAGATCTTCTTAGGTGCATCACATTTAGAAGAGACGATGTTCTGACTCTGCTCCAAAAAGGAATTCAAAGTATTGGAGTTGTATGAACCGGATGGACCAGTATTAGAAGCAGGGTCGATGCAATAGTGAAAAGTACCCAGCTGGTTGTAACCACCAGCTGCAGGAGTAGTTCCATCGATATTATCATAGTTAGGACGAAGTTCAAAAGTGATGCCCCAGATCTTGAACTCATCAAAACAAGCAGCGTGCTGCTGATAAGTATTGCCAAGATTGGCAGGTGTAAGAGATAAATATCTCCAAAAGTCAAAAGTAGTGGCAGTGCCAAACTCCCAACTGGAGACAAAAGCCTTCAGTTTAGTAGTAAACACAGAAGCGGGAGGTATACCCGGCAACCCCTTAGAATAAGGAGTAATGAAAGTACGACGACGATTAGTACGACCCATAGGGCGCTTGGCCATGGGTCTCTTACGTCCAGCCATGAGAAAAGTATTATATTATGATACCTAGTTCTTTAATCCACTTATATAGAAGAAGAGTGTGAACTGCGTTCACACAGTTCCAAAAATTGTAACGTAACGGTAGGGGGGCAGGGGGTAATACTGGGGCGAAGCCCCTCCCCTGCCCTTCCTACCTAAGGATGGCGTCCGCCACACCCTAAAGCTCGCTCCGCTCGCAGACGGCGGCTTCGCCGCCGCGTCAGAAGGCTCGCTTCGCTCGCCCGGGTTAGTGCACACGTGACTAAATTAAACCCGGGCCCAGTCCGCGGCAGGCAGACGCCACGTCCTAAAGCAGACGACGGCT